GGTATCCAGCAGCCGCACATCCAGCTCCACGATCAGCACCTTGCCGCCCTCGCCGCCCTCGCCGGGCAGACCGCCCTCTCCGGGCTCCTGGGGCCGTTGGGCGGAATCCAAGCCGCTGTAGCCGCCGTGGCCGCCCTGTCCGCCGCCGATGAGGATTGCGCGGATAAAGGGATTATCCCGGAGCTTGATGCCCTCCGGCACCTCCCAGCTGCCTGTGCCCGTCAGCAGCACCACGTTGTTGAGGTTGGTGCTGCTGCCCCGGGGGATGTAATCGGTGACGATCTCGCAGTCGGCCCGGGTCACGCCTCCGGCGCTCCAGCTCATGGAGCGGATAAAGCCGCTGTCGGCCTCGCCGAAGGCGTTGGTAAAACCGTAGATGTCGCCCGCGGCCTCGTCCTCCACCCGCACCGTGGCCCGCACCACCCGGCGCGTGGTGTAGTAGTCAAAGAGTTTGTCCATCAGCGCCGTGGAGTTGAGGGGGCCGCAAAGCGTCAGCTCCGACACGCTCTTGCTCTTGCGGATCGCCGCGCCCTCAACGCTGCGGCTGATGACGCGGCTCTGTACCTGGTAGGGCACGGCGTAGATGATGCCCGTACCCTTGACGTAGGCGCTGACCTCGTTGGCGTCTCTCACCACCATGCCCGGCTCGCTGGTGTAAAGCGTCTCCGGCACGATGGGGGAACTAAACTCAATGAGGCCCTCCCCCTCGATGTGGGGGGAGGCTGTGTTGTTGTACACCTCCACGGCCTCCGCGTTGTCGTCATAAACGTAGGTGTACTCGGTCAGCTCCACGTCGGTAATTGGCTGCTCGTACTCCACGCTGCCCTCCACATAGAGTCTGTCCTCCGGAATCACCGGAGGATCGTCGGCGGGCCGGAGATAGCCAAAGTAGAGCTCCCCGGAGGGCAGCTCCCGCATATTGATGAGGTAGGCCATGCAGAGCTTGTGCAGATTATCTCTGGCCCAGTCTACCGGCAGCAGCCCGTGGGTGGTCACCGCCGCCAGCTCTGCCTCCACCACGCAGTCTACAAGGCCGCCCCGCAGCGGGACGAGACCGCCCTCGGCCTCGCCTACCTCGCCGCCGAAAAAGCCCTGCAGCTGCTCCATGATGGTCTGGCCCTCGTAGACGCCGCCCCGGTGCTTGTATTGAGCCAGCAGCCCCACCACGCTCATGGCGTCGATGAGCCAGGACTCCCGGCCTACCCGCTCCACGTGGTCAACATAATATTTACCCCGGGGAGCGCCGTCCACGTAGTGCCAGACGGGAGTGCCGTAGGGCACCTCCGCCGGGTTGGCGTTCCACGCGCCGTAGAGCACATAACCGTCGGAGCTGAGCAGCCCCGCGCTGTCAGTCGGCTCAAGCCGCTGCCGCACCAGCCAGCGGTAGCGCACCGTGGACGTCAACTTGTCGATGCTCAGCTCGTCACCGATGAGATCCACCATGCTCACGCCCTCCAGCGCCTCGATCTGGGCGCTGAGGCCGTCAAAGGTAAAAAGCGGCTCGGCGGGATCGCCGATGTAGATGATGTGCTTACTCATCGCTCAGGCCCTCCGGCAGCGCCTCTCCGGCCCGCCACTGGGGCTGCATTGCCACAAAGTCGATGCTCAGGCCGTCCCAGCGCTGGAATCCGCCGCTTTTGCCCTGCCATGTGCGCTCTCCGCCGGTGACGGCGGCTTCAAAGCTGAGCGTGCCCTGTCCAAAGGGCAGCTCCACGCGGTGATACTCCACCGGCTCCGACAAAGCCAGCCAGAGCGCGTCAAAATCCTCCGGATAGCGCCGCTGGGGCTTAAACTCCAGCCTGTAGGAGTAACTGGTGCCAAGGATGCTGCGGATCATCCGCCCGTTGATGGCGGTACCGGAGGCTTTGTCTTCAACGATTGTAAAAGAGTTGCGCAGAGAGGGGTGCAGGACATGCACCCGATACTCCACGCCGTCGATCTTGATCATCTCTCACCCCTCCTTAGGTCACCAGACTCTCGCCCCTGCGCTGCTCCTCAGCTTTAATGTAAGGCCATAGCACCCGCCCCAGCTGGGCCAATGACCCGCCAAACTCAATGGTCACCTTATTTCCCACAACGGCGGGCCCGGCGGATGCCGGGACGCCCCGGCTCAGCGCGCCATAGACGCTGCCGCTGGCATTTGAAACGCCCAGCCCGCGCAGCTCCCGGGCCAGCGGAGCCTTAAGCACCATCTCGTCCGCGTGGAGCAGGGCGGGGTAGTTGTCGTAGGGCACATGATCTAAACCAGACGCAAAGCTTCCTGCATTTCCGCCGTGCTGCCGGCCACTGGAAGAATCATGGGTAGTGATGCCAATCTCGGCGTTGCCTTTAAGTAAGCTGACAGCGTTGTTGAACCAGCCCACCACGGTCTGCCACATCTCCTTCATGCCGTCCAGAGCGGCCTGAATGGCATCCTTGCCAGGCCCTTTCCAGTTTTCCCATGCTTCTTTCATGCCTTCTATGAGCTTTCCAGGAAAGGCGTTAAAGGCGTCACGCATTGCAGGCCAGGCCTCAATCAGACCGTCAACGACACCGCCGAGGAAGGCGGCGCCAACACTGAGCAAGCCAGGCGCCAGCTCTACCAGCTTGGCCACAAGATCGCCGACAAAGGCGCCGACTTCTTCGCCCGCAGCCTCGCCGTCGATCCCGGAAAGTATCTGAGTCAAAATTTTGAGACCAACCGCAAGGAGGTCGTCTCCATGCTCCACGATACCTTCGCCCAGCGCGCCGGCCAGGGTCAGCACGGTGGCGGCGATATCGTCGGCATTGTCATCAAGGCCGGCGATGATCTCGCCCAGAATGGCAAAGCCCACACCGATGAGATCCTCGCCGGAGTCGCTCACGGCGGTGTTAAGTGCGCCAATCATGCCGATGACGGTCTCGCCCACCTTTGCCGGGTCGATACCGGAGACGATGGAGGTGATCATGGAGACGCCTGCCGTCATCAGGGCGGGGGCGTTTTCCGTCACCATGCTGCCCAGGGACTTGATTATCACCGCCGAGGCCCGGCCGATATCGTCGGCATTTTCGCCGAGGAAATCCGAAAAAAGCTCAATGGTCTCCTGCGCGGCGGCGGTGATCTCTCCCTCGTTTTCGATTATGCCCTTGGTCAGGCCCTTGATAAGGCCGCCGGCGGCGCTGACAAAGGCCGGAGCTTCATCGCGGATAAGCTCCGCGCTTTTTTTGACGTACTTGGCCATGATTCCGCCCATGGCCTCGGTGTCGCCCTCCGCCTTTTTCATCTCCTTGGAAAAGTCCTCCAACATCTCGGTGGAGGATTTGGCAAAGGAGGTAAGGGCGGGAGCCAGGATGCGGCCCAGAGCGATCTGAGCGTCCTGACTGGCGTCCTCCAGGCCGCCCAGGGCGTTGCGCAGCCGCCAAAAGCCCCAGGCATTTTCCGAGGCCGACACACTGGCCTTTACCAACGCGCCGAAGCCCTTAGTACCGAGAGCCACAAGACCCACGGAGGCTCCGGTGGCGGCAATGCCCAGCCCGGCAATGCTGTAGGCCACGCCCTTGGCGCCCAGCTTAGCCACGCCGCCGGCAGCTTTAAGGGAGGCCGAGGCCACGGTGCCCAGTGCCTTGCCCAGCTTTCGCCCGGTGGCTTCGGCCTTCTCCATGGCCTCGGCGCTGGAGCGGTACTTGGGAGCGGACTCCTTGGCCTCGTCCCCGGCCTTGTCGGTGGCCTTTTCGGCGTCCTCAAGCTCCTCGGTGACTGCGGCGAGATCCCGCTTGTAGCCGTTGAGAGTGCTCTGGGCGTTGAGCATAGCCTGGCGGTATTTATCGGCGGCGGCGCTGTTCTCGCCCTGCTCCTTGGCCTGCTTTTCGTACATTTCGCCGAGGGCGCGGACGATCTCCTCCTGCTGCTCGATCTGCTGGGTCAGCAGGTCCTGCCGGGCCTTCAGCTTATCGGCAGCGCTGGAGTTTTCGTCAAAGGACGTGGTCACAGCCTTCATCTCCGCCCGGAGGTTTTTCATATTGTTGTTCAACGCCTTCATGGCGTCATTAAATTCTTTTTCTCCCGAGAGGGAGATCTCGGTCTCGATCTTGCGCGTGGCCATCAGTCCACCTCCTCCTTGTCAGGCCTGAGCCAGTCAACCATGTCTCTCCATAGCCCCGGCGTCAAAATCAGCGCGTCTCCGGGCGCGAGATGGAGGAAATGCCCGCACGAAGCGAGGAAAGAAACCCGGAGAGGGCCGCAGCCATCTTTTTTTTTTCGGCCTCTTCGATCTCCTGCAGCACAAGGTCGGTCTCCTCGTCGGGATCGGGCTGCCTGTCTCGCCGGAAGCCCAGAGCCAGCGCCTCATAAACGGCCTGCTTGATGCTGAGCATGTCGGCAGGGCTGGCCTGAGTGCGCAGCTGCTCATAGGTGATAAGGGGCTGGGCCTCCATGTACAGCGCCTTGCGCTGGAGGTTGCCCTGCTCGGCCATCAGGGCGTAGAGCCAGCAGAGGTTGTTCCAGCCATCGGTGCTGTTTTCGCCCAGTTTCAGATCTTCGATGATCTGGCCGGTGTAGCCGTATTTCTCATACAGCCGGAAAAGCGCCCCCGCGGTAAAGCTGAGCCGCCGGGTCACTCCGTCAAATTCATGTTCGATAAATTTCATTTGCCGCCTTCCTGCTCATCAACGTAAGCATTCCATGCGTTTTGCATGGCCTCGAGGATATCGTCTTCCGCGGCCTCTACTGTCTTCTCCATCCAGTGCTCCGCGCTCATTCGGGGCGTACCGTACTCCAGATAGTAGCCAACATCCTGAGCCGATGTGGCGTTGGTCATGCCGTGCCGTTTGCGCAAATGAGAGGTGCCCTGCCCGGTCTTTGCGCGCCTGTAGCCAGCCGCCCGCGTCTTGGGGCCCGAGCCTTTACCGTGGTGTTTGCCGTGAGGCTCGACTATGGCAAAATCCGAAAACTCCCTGATTCTCAGCGACTTGGCCAGCGTTCCCTTGACGGCCTTGTTGGGATCATTTGTAGTGGCGGCCAGATGCTTGCGCAGCCTCTCCACCAGCACCTCAGCTCCCGCGACGCAGACCTTGGTTTTGATACTTTTCTCTCCGGAGCCGGTGACATCAAGCGTGATGTAGTTGTCCGCGTGGTCGCTGCCCGGGGTCTGCATGCTGACACTAAACTTTGCCATATCAATCCACCGCCAGTTGGAGGATGCAGCGCATGGCCATCCACTCGTCATCGTAGCCGCGCTCGATCTCTGTCCAGGCCATGCCCAGCTCTCCCAGCAGGGTTTTGACCTGCAGGTGCAGCTCGTCATGGACGCCCGCGGGGGTGACGATGTCCAGCTGCACGATAGGGATAGAGATACACACCGCGCCGTCACCTACGGCGTTGGCGCTGGAGTAATCCTGCCAGACGATAAAGCGCTCCGACCCGGCGGGGGCCGCACCTTCGTAAACTTCCACGCCCAGCTCTGTGAGCCGGGCTTCAAACTCCAAAAGTGTCATGGTTCACCTCCCGGTCCCGACTTGGGACCGCACGAAACAAGGGCGAAGGGCGTGCCCTCCGCCCCTGTGGGTGGTCAATTGGCGAAGAAGGCCACAACGGTGTGGTCCGCCGCCATGTTGCTGATGCTGTAGGTGCTGCCGCCGGGGCTCTGGCTGACGGCGTTGTCGTAAAGCGCGATGGGCGCCGCGGCAAACTCTACGGTGCCGGTCTCGCCGGCGGTGACAAAGCGGGTGTGGCAGCTGACGGCCTCGCCGTGGTGCTCCTCCACCACGAGGGCATAAGCGCCGCCGTTGGTGGCTCTGACCAGCCCGCGGAGGAATGCCAGGGCCTCGGCCTCGGTGGCAAAGTCCGCCCTCGCGCGCCACGATCCGGTCTTGTCCGCCTGGATGGTGGCGGTGATGGAGTTGTTGGCAAAGGTAATGGACGCGCCCTTGGTGTCGGCGTTGTCGGCGTTCTGCGAGGGCATGATGTAGTAGAGGAAGACCGCGCGGTAGATGGTGCCGGTGCGGGTCTTCAGCTTCTGCACAAAGCCATGGCCGCCGGCGTTGGCGCTGTCATTGATGTTGTCGGTGAGGACGCCGCCTTCGTAACTACTGCCGTAAAGCTGGGAGTCCACCTCCAGATCGCTGAGCAGGGTCTCGATCTCGGCGGTGCCGTCCACAAACTCGCGGATGGAGATGCGGGTGGAGTCGTCGCCGTAGGCCTTGGCCTCGGAGTAGTTGAGGGTGAGATAGTCTCTCACTGCGCTGCCCAGACTCAGCTCCGGGCCGTAGACAGGGTGGCTGTCTTCGGGCTCGGAGGCGATGGGCCAATAGAGGGAGTGGAGCAAACCGTATTTCAGCTTCTCCTTGATGACGTCAGGCATGTGTGTCACTCCTTAATCAAAATTTCATAGCGCCGGGCTTCCCGGCTGAGAGAGAGGGTGGTCATGGGCAGGTGATTCTCATCCCAGCCCCGCTGCTGCTGCAGCACCCGGTAAATAAGGCCGTCGGCCAGCAGGGCGTAAAGCTCGCCTTCGGCGCTGAGATGTCCGGGCAGCATGGCCATGCTGTCGATGGTCTGCCCGGCCTGGATGCCCTCCCAGTAGCGGCGGTGATAGACCTCCGCCTCGGCGTAGAGGTAGCGGCCCAGCTCGCTCAGCTGCAGGTCCATCGGCCTGCCCTCCTGCCGGTAGAGAGTCAGCTCAAGATCGCAGATCATGTGCCGGCCCTCCCGATGGCAGAGGAGACCTTGGCGTCGTTGAGCGCCAGCCGCAGGGAGCGCGGCATTTCCGCGTCGCTGTCCCGGCGGCGGTAGAGGTAGGCGGCGTACATCACCCAGAGGTCGAGGGCGTCGGCCTCGCCGCTGTCTACGTTTACGCCGTCCTTCTCAAGGCGGGCCCGGGCCGCGTCGATGCGGCTGAGCATGTAGTCCCGGACATCCTCCGGCACCTGCGCCGGGCTGCGCCCGAGGTCGGTGCAAAGCAGTTTGTACACAACTTCTCGGTCGTCCATGCGTGCTCCTTTCATTCAGCACAGGCGCGCTGAGCGCGCCCGTGCGTGAGACTTATCAAGTGGCGGCGGAGGCGGCGGAGACGGCAGTGCCGCAGGAGGCCACGTTGCCCTTGTTGTCCAGCTCCACCACAACGATGGGAGTGCCATTGACGGCCTCGATGTCAGTGGAACCGGGAGTAAAGGCGGTGAAGCCCTTGACCTTCTCGCCGGGCTTGACCTCGGCGGTGGAGGCGCTGAGCTTATAGGCAAAGCTGTAGCCGGTGCCGCCGATGCTGCCGGCCACGGTGAGCGTGGTGCCCTTTGTACCGGCGGCGGCGGTGACGATCAGGGCGTTGAGTCTGGCAGCGGAGTCGGGCGCGAAGTCTACGGCGGTGGTGGGGGCAACGTTGGCGTAGTTGATCACCACAAAGCCCTCGCCGTCCACGGGCTGGCCGTCGTAGCGGGCAGTGCCCTTAAAGACGGTCTCGTCCTCGATAAAGCGGACATGCTCGCTCTGGGCGAGAGTTCCGCCCTGACGCTCCACCAGCAGGTAGAGGTCCATGTAACCGCCCACAATCTCGTTGTCGGGGATAAAGTCCAGCTCCACGATGTCTCCGTTTTCCACGGGCATGGCGTTGTTGATGCCGGAGACCAGAGTGCCGGCGGCGCTGAAGGTTAAGCCGCGGGCGATGAGGTCCATGTGGGTCTTGCGGTTCATGATCCAGGTGGTGGAGCCGCTGGAGTAATCGGAGTAGGCCTTGCCCAGACCGGCCAGCAGGCCGGAGTAGAACTCGACACCGCTGAGAGCGGCAAGGTTGAGCGTGAGGATCTGAGCTCCGCTCAGATTCTTCCACTCGCCCTGGTTGTCGGTCCAGTATTCGGGCTTCTGGGTCTGGGCCAGGCGGGTAACGATGCCAACGGGCATCTTGCCGCTGCGGCCCTTGCCGTAGACAATGGCCTTGTCAAGGGCGTAGCCGATGGCGGCCAGCAGCATGCCCATGATCTCCTCGCCCAGGTTGACGTCGGAGTCGGCCAGCAGGGCGTTGCAGATGGGAATAAAGCCGCCGACTTTGTAGCCGTCCACCTCGATCTGGCTGAAGCCAAACTCAAGCTCGTTGAGCTTGCCGCACATCTCCATCCAGACGCCCTCGGGTACGCGGCCCATGATGTTCTGGCGGGCGGTGCCGCTGACGGAACGGAGGCGCACCTTGGTGATGAGCTTGGAGGTCTTGTCCACGTTGTCGCGGAGCATTTCGAGCATTACGTCGGGGATGGTGAGATCCGCGCCCTTGACGCTGCGCTTGCCGCTGCCTCCCATCTCACGGACGCGGCCCAGGAAGTCCTTGACCTCGCTGCGCTGATAAAAGCTGTCGCGGGCGGCGCGGGAGGCGAAGCACTTGGAGCGACTGCGGAAGCTGCCGGACTCCGGGGTGACAGTGCGCTGGGCGCTGCGGGTATTGGCGGCGGTACCGCGGCTGCGGGCGGCGGTGTCGGCAGGCTCATCGGCAGGTGCGCCACCTTCGATGGCGGCAAGCTCCTCGTCGATGGCGTCGATCTGCTCCTGCAGGTCGGCGATCTCGGTCTCGACTGCGGCGAGGTCCTCGGCGTTCTGCTCCACTTCCTGTTCAAGGTCGGTGGTGATCTCCTCGGTCTCGGCTCTCTTCTGGAGGGTCTTTTCGTCGTTCATGAGCTGACGGCGGCGGGTGCTGAGAGTCTTCATCTGAGCGGCGAGCTGGCTGCGCTTTTTCTGCAGCATGATTGTTTTAAGTGCCATGTCTAAATCTCCTTTTCAGTTTTTCGCGGCGTCTGGTGTCGATTGCGTTTTTGACGTCCTCGGCTGCCGCGCTGCGGGCGGACACATAGGTCTGCTCGTAGGCCGGGAACGTGCACACGCTGACCTCGTAGAGCTTGGACACCTGATTGATTGTACGGCGGACGCGTCCGTCCGGCAGATCAGTGTAGGTCACCTCGCCCTCATCAAAGCCGAAGGAAGCCTGATTGACGTCGCCCCGCTGGACGCGGGCGTATAGGTTAACGGCGTCAGTGTCGCGGCTGTTGACTCTTATGGAGGCGAAAAGGCCGGTATCGTCAATGCTCAGCGAGAGCGTGTCTGCAATGGAGCGGCCCAGCACAAGCTCAGGCCTGTGGTCGATGAGAGCGCGGACGTCCGACATATCGCAGCCGTCGAAAGCGCCCCGGGCGACGATCTCCTCGCCCCAGTCATCGATGTAGTAAGGCTGGTCAAAAACGACGAAATAGCCCTCGAGGATCATCTCGTCGCTGTTTTCCACAGCCCTTGTGGAAAAGTCCGCCCGGCGGGCCCGGTGGAGAATATCATTCTTCATTTTTTGCGTCCTCCTTTTCGGTGCCCGCCCTGGGCACGAGCTTCTGCTGGTTCCCCGACTGGTCGTAGGGGATGTAGTTTTCAAGGATCTTAAACTCGGTCAAGCCGGCAGGCTCACGGAAGGAATCCTCGCGCACTTCGTCGCCGTTGACGTAGCCGCGGTCTGCCATTGCCAAGTCGATGTCCACCAGGGTCTTCATGTCGTAGGCGTACAGATGCCGGCGATTAAATTTGAAGTACCGGCTTGGGCTTATCAGCAGCTTGCTGCTGAGCTCTTGCTCAATAGACTTGCAGATCGGCAAAACCACTGTACGAATGAATGCGTTGTACTCCTGCTCGTTATACGAACCCAGACCAAGCAGGAAAGGTGGCACGCCGAAGATAGAGGCCACCGTCCGCTTGTCCAGCTCGATGGTGTCCGCGATAGCGAGCTCAGCCAGTGTCAAAGGCTTGAGCTGCTCAACCTTTAGCAAATCCGAAGGCACCACCCAGGGCTTGCCGGGCTCGTTATTCTCAAGAAAGCCTTTTCGGAATTCCTCGCGGGATTCCGGGTCTTTCAGGTCAAAGTCGCTGCTGACTGTGACTACAAAGGGGGGCTTGTAGTCAGGAGACGAAAGCGACTCCTTCAGCTGGCCTGTGTTCTTGAGGCTGGCTGCCACCTGTGAGGCGCGCACTCTGTAGCCTCGGCCTCTCCACGGCTCATCCAGATCGGCAAACAGCCGGAAATGGACGACTTCGTCCGGGCGGTAAATTCTTGACTGCCACGTGGCGTTGTAGAAGTGATCTTCGTCTCGGGTAAGAGACGCTCCGGGCATGGGCTCAAGCCCGCTTATAAGCCGCTGGCCGTCCACAACGGAAAAATGCGGCAGACAAAGCGCATTACCATCGCCGACAGTAAGGAGTGTCGCTACGATCCAGCTCATCCACGCACTGCGGGTGCTCATGGGCTCCCATGGCGTTACGTCAATAAAGCGGCTCAATGCGTCGCGCACACGCTTGTCGCCCTTGCGGGTGTTTTCCATCAGCGCGATAGTGGCGCTTGATATAATAGCCGTGATGCGGTCGACGCAGGCACCCACTTCCGGCGCGTCCAGCAGCCGGGTGTAGCCGACAGGCGCGCAGCCCTCACTGGCGTAAAACGCAGTAACAGGGTCTGCGCGGCTGCGTCGCTTAAAAAATCCCATGGGCTTAATCCTCCTCTTTGTCTGTTCCAAGCCACGCAGCCGCAGCCTTCAGTTTTTCGCTGTCTGTCAGCATGCGTATGGTGGCAAACACCGATGCGTCGAACACGTCGATGCGGGCGGTGTCGTTGATTTTCTCGTACTGGATGGCGTCGTCTACCTTCTCCGACGCCATGACATTGCCTACGCAGTATTCGTAGGGCTCAGCATGCAGATAGTAGAGGCAGCCAATAAGGGCCTTGTGCTCGATATAACGAAAGCCCTCGCTCTTGGCCATGTAAAGCTGCGGCTGATCCACCACGGTAAAGCCCGCCTTCTTCATGGCTTCAAAGTATTTTCGCGCGAATTTTCGGTCGTGGCCCACCTTGCGGATGTGGAAGCCCTGAGCCTTCCACTTCTTAAACTGCTTTACCGGCTCGGTGGGATCCATGGAGTCGGTGTTTGGCATATCCAGCCAGCCGTCATCTTTCCAGCCGAAGAGCGGTATCTGGTCATCGTTGGCCTTGGCGGCCGCTGCCGTTACCGGGAACCAACAGTGAGGGATGATCACCAGCACATCCTCCGGGGGCGTCCAGGACTCGGTGGCGGCCAGCTTTGCCGGGATCTCGCCCACGAGGCAGGCGGCGGTCAGGTCGTGGAGTTTGGAAAGATCCGCGCCGCCGTACCAGTTTTTCACCAGCTTGGCCAGCTCGGCCGGGCTCCAGTTGTAGCGCAGGTCGGAGGCCCGGAATTTCTCCACATCGAAGTAGGCGTCCATGGAGCTGATGAACACGTTCAGCGAGCGCGTCAGAAATTCCTTGCGCATCTGCGGGTCGTTTTTGGCCTGCAGCGCTGCGGCCTCCATGTCGGCGGCCCGGATGGTGACGCCGTAGTTGGGATTGGCCTGCTGCCAGGCCACCGGGCTAAGGTAGTCCACCTCGCCGGTCTCCGGGTCGGGATCGGCCCGGGCAATAAAGGCAAAGACTCTGTCGGCGTCCGCGCCGGTGATCTCGCCGCGCACTACCTTGGAGCAGTAGCTCATCCTTTGGGCGCAAAAGCCCAGGCCATTGTCGCCGGCGGTGCTGGTGGCAATTATCAGTTTATTGCCGTAGGCCTTGGTGGAGTCCTTCAGACGGCCGTAGGGGATGGCGTTTTTATAGAGCTCCAGCTCGTCCAGATGGACGATGTTGCCATTAAATGCGTCAAAGATGTCCGGCTTAAAGGCCAGCGCCTCAAAACTGATTGCCCCGTCCCAGATGGCACCGGAAAAGCTGTGGCCCAGAGAACTGTCCAGCACCCGGAGACCGTGGGCCGGGTCCTCGTTAACCGTCAGGCCCAGCCGGTGGAGGTTATAGCTCAAAAAGCCGAAGCCCTCCATATTTTGCTTTAGCGAGCCGGCCACAGTTTTGACCTTGGAAAAGCTCTTGGAGTACCAAAGGCCAACCGCCCAGCAGAGCGCCGTGGCAAAGGGCGTCTTGCCGTTCTTGCGAGCCAGCATCAACAGGGCCTCCTGATAGCGGCGGATGATGGTGCCGGGCATGTAAAAGCCGCAGAGGTTGTAGATGATGAACATCTGGAAAGGCTCCAGCGCCAGCGGACGGCCGCGCAGGGGCTCACCGTGGAGGCTCTCGCCCTGCTGATGGCAGAAGAGCGTCTCGATGGCGGTGATGACAAATTCCGCCATAGCGGGGTCAAAGTCAAAGCGGCCCTCTTCCCGGTCCCGGAGGTACCGGCGACAGGCGGCCCGGACGTCCTCGCAGGCCAGCGGGCTCTCCGCGGTCTCCACCGCGTAGCGGCGGACGATCTCTTCGTGTTTAGCCATACCGTGTTGCGTCCTTTATCGTGTCCAGCAGCTCGGCGAAAGCGGCGTTGCCGTTCCCGGCCGGGGCCTCCGCGCCCGACATGGGCACATTCTGCCCCCGCAGCCGCCTCAGCGCCTTGGGCGTCAGCCCCAGCTCGTCCCGACTGGCGCGGATATCCCGGCGCAGTTGGGTAATGACGGCGTAAAGCTCATGGGCAAAGTCCGGATGCTTCTCACCGTCCGGCTGCGTGGCCTTCCACGCCTTCTGCACACGGGAGAGCTCACGCTCCAGAGTGCAGAGCTGATGCACCGCCGGATAAAACGCCTCGGCCCAGACGCCAAGATCCTTGAGTTGCTCGATGTACTTATCCTCCTTGGTGGCCATGCCCATCGCCTCCGTGTGTCCGTCCGCGCGGTGCCTCCGCACATTGCGTCCGCGTCGCGCGCTCTTTGATTATTTTGGATTTCCCGATTTTCGGCCCATTCCAGGGATTTTTCCCGCCGAAATTTTTCCGCTGCGTGTGCGCGGAGTTCCCCGCCCAGCTGTGAGCTCCCCACTTTGTCAGGGGGGAGGGGGTGGGGGGCTTGTTTTCCGCCGCCAGGACTCGCCCAGCGCCGTCAGCCGGCGCGTCCCACGCTCATGCATGCGCTCATGGCAGGCATCGCATAGGCTCACAAGGTTGCCCAGACTCCAAGCCAGCTCCGGCCAGTCTTCCACCGGCCACGCATGATGCGCTGTGGTGGCCTCAACGTGCCGACCGTACCGTCGGCACTCCCGGCAAAGGTAGCCGTCGCGCCGAAGCGCACGCTCGCGCAGCTTGCGCCACCTCGTGTTGTCGCTGCCGTAGCTAAAGCTTTGCACCGCCATGGGCTATCACCTCCATCGTCCGGGCAAAGCAAAAGAGCCGGAGCCAACGACCGACGCACTCGCATGCGTCGCGATCATTGGCTCCGGCTCTCATAGCACTGGCCCTGCGATATGTTGATTTTAAACTCAGTCTTGCAGTCCCGGCAGTAGACGATCAGGCCGCGGGCCTCAGTCTCTGCCGAGAGCTTTAGCAGGTGCTTGTTGCGTCGGCACCTGGGACAAACCAGATAACCTCCTGCCGTTGGCATAATTTTATCACAACTGCTCGCCATACGCAACACTTTTCTCGTTCCTTTTCTCAATAATAATATAGATTCCAAGCTCGAAAACATGCAAAAGCCCGGATTAAGTTCTTAGCCGCCGCCGGTGCTTCCGCCTGGCTTTCGGGGCCTTGGGCAGCCGCTCGGCTATCATCTTTATATAGTGATAAGATGTGTACTGATTGACAAACTTCTCATCCTGCAGCAGCACCGCTCCCTCCGGCACCGTCAGCTCCGTGTCGTCCGGCACCACAAAGGTCTCCACCTCGGGATGCTTGCAGTTGCGGGTGTAGCTCCACGTTCGCTTGCCCAGCTTTTCGGGGTACTCCTTGCACATATACCGCGCCAAAGTCTCGTAATTCTTCTCGCCGTCGGCCCGGAGCGGCTCGATGTGGACGCCGCCGTAAGGCCAGGCCGCCCGCAGCGCCTCCAGATCAGCGCCGGTGGAGTTGATAACAAGGTGGTGGTGATACCGTCCTTCGCCGTGCCGGGTCTCGATGTTCCAGATGGCTACAAAGTTCTCGCCGGCGGCCTTCCGCGCTTTCGTCATCGCCGCCCGGAAGAGCTTGAGCCGGTACGCGGCCTCGTCCCTGCCGTAGGGCAGCCAGGCTTCGGCGTAATCCAGCACCACCACCAGATCGCCGGGGCGGAAATTCGCCGCAAGCATCAGCTCAAGCTTCTGCCAGCTCAGCTGGGCGTTCATCCGCTGCTGGGCCTCGCTCTGGGCCTTGTGCTTTGCGGCTCGGGTGCGGCTGTCATCCCGCACCCGCACCCGATCGTAGAGTACCTCTTTTCTCAGCGGCCCCGCTGAGATTATCTTTTTTGTCTTTGCCATAAGGGCAGATTACCTCCTTAAAGTCTGCCCTCCGCCCTCATGGCCTCTGGCCTCGTGTTTACTTGGCTCTCCCTCCGGGAGAGCTGGCAGCGCAGCTGACTGAGAGGGTCTCACTCCGCGCCGGGGAAATGCTGGCAATAATGCTTGCGGCCCGCGCCCTCATCCACCAGCTTACAGCGGCTCGGATGGTTGAGGCACTTGTAGCCGCAGCGCTCGTAGTCCTCGCAGTAACGGCAGCACCGCCGTGACCGGTGCCTGTCGCAATAAAACACCGAGCAGATCAGGATGTTGTCCTTGACGTCCTTAACGGCGACTCACCTCCCGCCTCAGGTCCTCCGGTGTCCGGACATGGATATTGCCCAACCGGCGCTCATCGTTGCGGTTGATGTGCGCCACAACCTCGTCAATGGTGAGGCCGCTCTCAACCAGCACTTCGTCGATGACCAGATCGTACAGCCTCTCGCCGTCAGCGCTAAAGCCGTTGTGCTCAAATTTAAGGCTCATCATATTCACCCCTCCGGCAGAGGCCACCAGCCTATCACGACGGCCTCCGCGCCCCGAGAGCGCCAGCGCTCTCCGTCCCAGCGGAGATCCTCTGTCCACGGCTCCAGCCCATCGCAAAAATCAATCAAACACCAGTACCGCCCGGGCTTCGGCGGCTCGCCCTCCATCCACCTCGGCTCTCCCTCTGGGAGAGCTGTCAGCGAAGCTGACTGAGAGGGCCCAGCCTCCGCCACCGTCATGATCTCCGTCCGACCCAGCAGATAGTCCACGCTGCAGCCCAGCAGCTCCGCGTTTGCTATCAAATCCTTGGCCTGCTGATTTTTGACCTGCCAGATCATGCCGCACTTGTCCGGGTCATCGTACCATTCCCGCAGTCCGGCGGCGGTGACCGTGCTGCAACCAAAGCTCAGCTTACGCTTGCCGATATCTACTTGTTCCAGCACCTCGATGTAGGGCCGGAGACAAGCCCGGAGCTCCTCGGCGGCTTTGTTGTTGCGCTCCTGCTCCTTGGCTTTCGCCGCTTCGTCCTCCTTGGCCTTGTCCGCCGCCACTTTGCACAGCCTGTCGCAGCGGCTGGTGTAGCTCCTGCACTTCAAACCATACTCACACTGCAGGCAGCAGCTCACACCCTTGCACAGCCCTTCCCAGCTGCCGGCGTTGAGATCTCGCCTCAGCGCCACGTCGCCGTGTCCGCAGACCTTGCCGGAGACGGTACAAACGTGGCCCATCTCCCAGCGCGCCCCCTCGGCCCAGGCCTCCCGCACACGTTTGACCTTGTCGGCCTGCAGCTTATCCACCTTGACCTTGGTGTCGCGGATGCGCCACTGCAGCTCCACCGGGCACTGTGCCAGCTCATAGGCCAGCGCCTCGCTGAGCGTCCCGGCCTGCCACTGCTCGGTGCAGATCTCCAAATGCTCGCCGATGACCTTCAGACGGCTGAGCTTGGACTTTGAGACCTGACAGGCCGCCGCCACATGGTCGCGCATCCTGCCCGGAAACTCCACGCCCTCCTCTTTGAGCTGGTAAAAGAGCTCCTGCACTCGCTCGGCCTGCTTGGAAAGCTCCCAGTTGCTCAGCTGCCGGGTGTTGGCATTGCCATAGATGAGCCGAAGCTCATTGAGGGCCTCGCTGCCGCTCTCCACCACCATGCAGGGGACGGCGGAAAACTGGCTCTTGCCCTCGCCGACCAGCAGCTGCAGCGCCGCCAGTCTCCGGTGACCGGATATGACGATGTAGCCGCCCTCGCCGTCAGGCCGAACATTGAGAGGCTGCTGCAGTCCCACCAGCTCGATGTTGGCCGACAGCTCCGCCACGCTGTCCACGGTGACGGCGTAAAAATTCTTCTCATCGGCCCGCAGCAGGCCGATGTCGATGGTCTCCAGCTTCGGGCCGGATGTGCCCAGGTCGGGACCCACCGCTGAGGCGAGAAACGCGCCCATATCAAAACCCTTAGCCATGACGCTTTGCCCCCCTCTCGATCAGCTCCGCCACAAACTGCCGGTAATCCTGCGCCGCCGCCGACTTGGGTGAGCTGATAATGATCGGCTCCTGGGCAAAGGTCATGTCGTCCACCTTGGGCGTGCGGCGAATGTGCGAAAAAAGTCGCATGCCGTAACCCTTCAGTGCCTCCTCCGCCTCGATGATCTTCGGCGCTTTGTACCACATGGTGGGCAGGATGCCCGCCACCCGAAGCCTCGGATTGACCTTCGTCATATTTCGGATCTGACACAAGATATTGCCCATGCCGCGCAGGGAAAAGGCGTCCAGCTTCATCGGGATCACGGCTTCATCCGCTGCCACCAGTGCCGCCGCCGAAGCCGCATTGAATGCCGGAGGGCAGTCGATGAGGCACCAGTCGTAGGCCCAGCCGATGGCCGCCAGAAGATCCCGGATGCACACCGCCGACGCGCTGCCCAGCTCGATTTTGCTCAGGTCGAGATCCATCAGCGTCTCGTCCGCCGGCAGGATGTCCACGCCCTCCACGCTGCTGTGCTCGATTGTACAGTCGCCCTGTTTGAATCCCCGCCTCAGCAGGTCGCTGAGCGTGTAAAGGTGCAGGTTGTCACGCTGCAAAAACTCCGTGGTGTTGCACTGGCTGTCCGCGTCAATGACCAGCACCTTCTGCTTGTGTTCCTTGGCCAGAATGGCCGCCGCGTTGATGACGGTGGTGGTCTTCGCCACCCCGCCTTTGAGATTGATAACTGCGATTGTCCTCATAGCTTTTTCTTCCTCCGTTTACTCAACTTTCACCGGTACTTTGATCCGGCTGTAATTTTTAGGCGTGCGCCGCAAGGCCTCAAAGAACAGACACCTCAAAATATCGCCGGCAGCGTCTGCGCCCATATCCTCCGCAAGCACCGTGTGGATGCCCATGGTCACATTGCAAAAATCATTGAGCATCTCTTCCGTGGTGCCGGCGATCTCGATTTTTTTCTTGCTCCCTTCGATATGTATCATTTTTCGTCCTCCTTGGCTTACGCCCAAATCTTTTTTATCCGATCCCGTTCTAAGACCGGCAGTTTGAAACATTCGTGGCAGGTCGCACCCTTGGCCTTATAGGCCACGCGAAACCAGCCGTGCTCCTCGTTGACGCGCTCAACTACGCCCTCGGCCGCCTTGGCCATGCCGTCGTAGCACTCGCCCTCGCCGCTCACCCATCCGCTGGGCGCGAAGCGGATCTTCATCCCTTCCCTGATGTCCATTTTCGCTCCTTTCTCTTGGCTCCCTTGTGTAAAGGGAGCTGTCAGCGCAGCCGACTGAGGGATTGCCGCCCTCAGAACGGCACCTCCTCATCGTCGGCCACCTCGTAAAATGTCTGCTGCTTATAAGCCTCCTGCCGCCTCGCCGCCTTAATAGCGCGCCCACGGTTGTACAGCTCGTTTGCGACGTAGCTTGGTTTTATCGGCGTAAAGGTCTGGATATCCCCCCGAAACTCCAGCTCTATCCGGAAGCTCTCGCCCTCTTTGTTTTTGGCAAGGTTGAGAATGCGGTTGGATCTGTTGTCCTGCGGATCGGCGGGGTAGAGAAGCAGACCCGCGTCAATGTCCTGCTCGATCTGGCCGGACTCGCGGAAGCTGGACAGGTTCGGAGGCACTGGCTTGCCCTGCAGTTTCTCCGGGCGGCTCAGCTGGGCCAGCGCGATGACGGCGATGCCGTGCTTGCGGCCCATAACGTGCAGCCCCTTGCTCACGTTGGTGACCTGCACCCGCAGGTCGTTGCCCGGTGCCTCCACCAGCTGCAGATAGTCCACAAAAACCACCTGATACCGCTTGTTGAGGCTGATGGCCTGGATGTCCCGGACGCTCATGCCCGCCGCGTCGATGATGTCCATCGACAGCCCGGAGAAGCGCTCCGCCGCCCGGCTGATGGCCAGCCATTCATCTTCCCGGAGATCCCGGTTTTTTATTTTCGCCATCGGCACCCGGCTCATGGAGCTTATAACGCGGTCCATCAGCTTGGCCTTGGAGCTCTCGAGGAAAAAGTAGCCCACCCGGTATTTCTCGGCCAGCCGCCGGGCAATCTGAATGCCCAGCAGTGTCTTGCCCGCCTTGGGGTAGCCCCCGATGGCCACGAAATCCCCCAGCTCGATAAAGAGCCGCTTGTCCAGCTCCTCAATGCCGGTGCTGAGATACTCCGGCCGCCGCTCCGCGGTAAGCCTACCCATAAACTCCTGCGCCGCCGTGGCGGAGGATGTGACCTCTGCCCGGGTGCGTTCCGCGCCCAGACGGCTCAGCCTGTCGATCAGCTCCTCGCCCTCGTCCAGCGTCCGAGCCAGCGACAGCTCCACGCCCGCGCTGTGCATCTCCTCCAGCCTCCGGGTCTCCAGCAGCAGCTGGGCATAGACCGCCGCGTCGCCGCACGGGCCCCGCATAGCCAGATCAAGAGCCTGCGTCCAGCCTGCCTCGTTGTCCAGCTCGGCCATCATCTCGCCTCTCAGCGTGATCCTGTCCACCGGCCGCCCCGAAAAGTGCAGCCGCAGCAGTCCAGCCCAGAGCGCCGAGGGCAAAGGCTCGGGGAAGTCCTCCGCCTTGAGCAGCGCCGCCAGCTCGCCCAGCTTCTGCGGCTCCCGCAGGGCCGCCCCGATGATGCTCCACTGCAGATCCGAGAGGCTGCTCTCCCGCAGCTCGCCCCGCGCCATCAGAACACCTCCCGGCTCTCAGCCCAGCCTCCGCCGCTCCGCTGCGTGCCCGCCTCGGGCACGACCTCGTCCTCCCAGCGCCTGCCGTTGAGCCAGCTTGACGCGTAGGGGATGCCCACACCTGCCTGCCACATCTCGGATTTTAGATCTCTTATCAGAGCGCGGCCCATCCGGGCTATAGTCTCATCATCGGGCCTGAGCTTGTCCCAGGCTCTGACGGCGCGCTGTCTGCAAGGCCGTTTCCCGTTGACAGGGGGGTAAAATCGCCAAAACGCTTCAAACCTCTCCGGCTTCCAGTCCGGTTCGGATTTGTCCCGCCGCTTCTTCTCCGGCGGCCGTCCCCCTTGGGGGACTACAGGGGGCAACGTATTATTATTTATCTTATTATGGCTGACATTTTTGTCAGGGGGCCCTGACATTTCCGACAGGGGGGTACTGACATTTTTGTCAGGGGGCCCTGACATTTCCGACAGGGGGGTACTGACATTTTTGTCAGGGGGTCTCAGCGGATTGAGCCCCGCGTAGATCTTCCGCTGCTCCTTGCCTCCGTTGCCGTCGGCTATGCGGATATAACCTCCGGCCTCCAACGCCCGGATAAGCCGGATCACCGTCCGCTCGCTCAGCTCGTACAGCCCCTCAAAGTAGGCGTTGCTGGCAAAGCAGTAGCCCTCGCCGTTGGTCAGCGCGGAGATCTCCGCGTATAATAGCTTGGCGTTCGGCGGCAGCTCCTTGTCATATCGGATCTGCGCCGGCAGCACCGCCCAGTAATTCGGCCTGTCCTCCATGGCCTCACGCCTCCTTCGTTCTCCCCTTGGCTCCCCCTCTGGGGGAGCTGTCAGCGAAGCTGACTGAGAGGGCTTGCAATCTCAAAAAATCTGTGTTATTATACTTATCGTCCTCATGGCTTTAGCCATGGCCGGCTGTCCGCTTCGGCGGCAGCCGGTTTTTTTGTTACTTCGGCCCGGGGTAATAGCCCCACCTCGTGCAATGCTGCGCCGGGAGCTGCTGGTTAAGTTGGGCCTGCAAGCTGGCCACGTTGCACGTGCGGGTTGCCGCACCCATATAATTGATTGCAGGCCACGCCTGATAGGCAAATCCATTGCGCAGGCAGCCATATCCCCAATAATCAGGTCTCCCTCCGTCAGCGCCTCCGCCTCCAGGCGAAAGGGCAATATCACGCAGAGCGGCATCATGGCCGCAGGCAAGGCACTCCGTTTTCCCGTCCGGCAGGTAACAGCCGCACTCGCTGCATGTCCTCATTCCTCCCCCTCCAGCCTGCCCTCCACAAACATCACCAGCTTGTCGATGCAGTCGATGTCGTCCAGTCTGTCGCAGGCCGTCCTGATCGGGCACTCGTCGCAGTCACGTAACGTGTCAAACAAAGTCGACGCCCTCTCTTTACTCGTCATCTTTTGCCTCCTCTCTCAGCCAGTCGCAGAGAAACTCCTGGCAGCCGCGCCCATCATCCTCAGGCACCATGGCGCAGTCCTCATAAGCCGGGCAGCGCTCCCGGCAGTCGCCCGCGCAGCTCTCATGGAGGATGTCCGCCAGCTCGTCCACCGTCAGCTGAGAGATCAGCCTGAGGCGGATAACATTAAAGTTAGTCATACGCCAAGCCTCCCATCGATCAGCATCCCCGCCAGCAGCGAGGCCGCCGCCATCAGCAGCCCGCACCAACTCTCCCAGCGGGGCCTCCCGTTGAGCCTGTATGCCAGCGCGCACCACAAGTTGGTCCCGGCCAACATATAAAGTATAAAAGCCAAAATACTCATACATTTCCCTTTCCCGGACGGCCCGCGCCGTCCGTTTTTTTGTTGCTCAGTATCTGACCATGCAGCGCAGCTCCTCAATGGGGATGCGCAGCCCATCCGCCAGATCCAGCACTCTCCGCAGCGTCCACTGGTCTGAGTGCTTGGCCACCATGGCCTGATAGGTGCGCAGGGGCATCTTGCACAGCGCCGCGCAGTCCTCCTGAGTCTTGCCCTGGTCCCGGGCCGCCTGCAGGATCAGGCCCTTGACCGGATCCCGTCGGGGAGCGGCGTATTTATCCAGCTTAGTCCTCGGCATCCCCGCCGCCTCCTCTCACTGCCAGCCGCACCTCATAGGCTGCGGCCACGATCTCGTTGAGCTGCCCGATGATCAGGCTAAACTGCCGTGCCTCACCAGGGCTGACCTTGCCGTCCGCGCAGATGCGCATCAGGGCCAACTCTCTATCATCCACGTCAAAGTCCCGTATCGCCGTCAGCAGCGTCAGCGCCGCCTCGGCAAGGCTCTTGCTGTGGGCCACCGGGATAAGCTCCCGGCCCACCCGGCTCACCGCCCGGAGGTGCTCCAGCGGCAGAGTCGGTGCCTGATACACGTCCGCCATCAGCACCACCATCTCGTCCGGCGGGCAGTGCTCGTCCGTCTCCCAGCTGCTCAGGGTACGAGTCGCCGTACCCAGCAGCTCCGCTGCGCGCTCCTGCGTCAGACCGGCAGCTCGCCTGTATCTGTTGTAGATCTGGCCACATCCTCCGGCCATGGACACTCACCTCCATCTGTGATATGGTCGTATAAATCGTCAATGCTGCACAGCAGCACATCCGCCAGCATCGGCAGGATTGCCGCCGAGGGCCATCCCCGGCCCGTCTCCCAGTTGTTGACGCTGACCCGGCTCACGTTGCAGATCTTGGCCAGCTCCCCCTGGGTCATCCCGGCCCGCTGCCGATAATCCCGCAGCCCGGCCAGACTCTTGATTTTAACCATCCTGTTACTCTCCTTGTTGTGTCCTCAAGCATTTGCCATTTTTATTGTAGGGGAGGCTATCAGCCTCCCGCTGTGCTTGCCTGTCATTGCGAGCCAGTGCTCACACTGGCGCGGCAATCCGTTCCCCGTCTCCCTTGCCTCCCCCTTTGGGGGAGGTGCCCAGTGCGCACACTGGGCGGAGAGGGCCCGAACCGGAATCCCACCGGAGCCGTCGTCAAAAGAAACTCACTGCGCTGCTCTTTCCCCCTCCGGGGAAAAGTTCCGCTGCGTTCCTTCCTTTTTCCTCTCAAATCGAAGCCTCCGCTTCGATTTGTCATTCCGAGCCAGTGCTCACACTGGCGTGGGAATCCGTCGACGGAGCCGCTTTTACCGGGCGCGGCTTTGTGAGACGAAAGGGCCGGGAAGGTGAAAAACTCGAAAAGCCCCTCCCGGTGGTGGCGACCGCCGGGAACGATCCGGCACAAGCGCGGGCTTGACTGTCCCGCGCCGGGACCTCCGCCGCCATATAGGCTCCCTTGTGTAAAGGGAGCTGTCGGCATAGCCGACTGAGGGATTGCCGTCTCCCGCCCCTCAGTACCCCAGCTTGGTCAGCGCCGCCCCAAGCTCCACCCAGAGCTGAAACGCCACCTTACCCGCCGAGGCCATGTCCATGATCAGCTGCGGCGTCAGCAGCTTGTTGTCGCATACCGCCGAGATCTCGCCGTAGCTCAGCCCCGCGGCCCGGGCGGCCATCAACCTCCCATGCACCTCGCTCTTGGTTCTCGCGCCGTTTCCTGAAAACTTAGCCGCTTCCCTTGGCTCTCCCTCCGGGAGCACCCCAGGGTGGCCTCCCTTGCCGCTTCGCGGCAATTCCCCTTCAGCTGTCGGCGCAGCCGACTGAGAGGGCACGGTGGATGAGGTGTCCTCCTCCGTCTCCGCGGCAAGCTCTGCCTCCAGCTCCCGCTGGGCCTTGACCTTGCGCAGCGCCTGCACCTCCCGCAGCTCCTCCGGCGTGGGCATGGTCTTCTCGACCTTCCGGCGCTCCTCTGCCTCCTCGCACTCCATCACCTCAAGGCAGCGGAGCTTAAAGTAGGCTTCCAGCCACGGCCCCAGCCGACCCGGATGCACATCCACCGCCCGGCTCATCATGTCGACAAACGCCGACACGTTCTCCCTGGCCGTGTCAACCCTCAGCATCCTCTGTCGCCTCCCAGGCCTCGTCCAGCATCTCGCTCAGCTCCTCGCCCACAAAGATCATCAGCTCCTCCAGCCTCTGCAGGTTGTGCTCGGTGATGTGCCACACCATGGCAGCAATCCTTTTTTCGCTGAGCTTCCCGGGGAAGTCGTGCTTGTCTATCGCGTCGGCGATCATCGAGATCTCCTTAAATGCCTTATCGGATCCATCCTCATGCCTCCTTAATTTAATATAAATGTCAAAAAATCTTGACATCTCTTTGCACCGGCTATATTATTGTTGTGTATAATCGTGCCCGCCTCGGGCACCATGGGGGTAATGTGAGATGGGGTTTCGCTTTCGCAAAAGCTTCAAAGTCCTTCCAGGTGTTAAAATTAACCTCGGTGGGAAAAGCGCCGGTGTAAGCGTCGGCGGCAAGTATGGCGGTTTGTCATGGAACAGCCGCAGCGGAGCTCACGCCCGGGCCAGCGCCTACGGCACCGGAATATCTTACCGCAGAAAAGTCGGAAAAAAGAGAAAGTCTCAAAAGCTGGGCTTCGGCGGAACGTTGCTTCTCGTTGCGATAGGCCTTGGCTGCATATCCTCCCTTAACCCTGAGAAAGTCGCTGAAGTAATAATGTTGGCGCTTGCAGCAGTTCTCGGCCTTGGCGCAATCTATATCCTGTTCAAAATTGGCCGTTTCTTTTCCCGCCACACCGTGGAAGCTGAGCCGCCAATCACTGAGATAGCAATAACTGAATCGGATTTTCCTGAGCCGGTTCAAACTGCGCCCACAACCAGCGAATCCTCCAAACGCAAGCAGGCGTGGTTGTTGCCCAACGACTTTGATGAATATGCCGAACTTGAACTAAGCTGCCCCGATTCAGTCTTTCAAAGAAAGCCGCCCGTAGGCTCTTTCCTCGTGCTAAAACCCGATCCTGATTATCCGAGAGACTCAAAAGCAATAAAAGCCACATGGATGTATGAAGGGGTCGAACGCACTGCCGGATATATCAAAAAGTCAAATGCTGACATCCGAAACCTGATCCGCGAATACTGGGCGGCTGACGGACAAGTAGTAGCTCAGGTCAGATATAACTACGACGCTTTAGGGGTTTTCATCGGGTTTAACCGTTAACCTCTTTACGCGTTGAATATTATTACACGTTTGTGTAAATGTCAATAGTTTTTAACACTCTAATTGTACATTTTACGTATAGTACAATAAACGTTTGTTTAATTTGTTGAATTTGTATAGGGTTTGCACAATGAATCGTATACTCGAATTAAGAAAAGCCGCAAAACTTAGCCAAGGGGATCTCGCAAAATTTGCTGAATGCTCCACGATGGCCATCTCCAATTATGAAAACGGCACAAGAAAAGTCCCCTATGATGTGCTGAAAAAGCTGTGCATGGCTTTTGACTGCACGCCTGAGTATCTTCTGGGAGAAAGCGATACAAAAAGCCCCGCTGCCTATGGCAGCGAGGCTATATCCGTTCCCGCAGTTCTCACCGAGCGCGAGCCCTCGGAATTTTTCACGCAGATACAAGAGGCGAATAAATTATTTCTACAACTTGATCCGGCGCAAAAGGCTCAGGCTCTGGCCTTTCTGCAATTTCTCGCAGAGCAGCAATCCAAAGAGCCCGACGATCACTATTGAGCGCGGCAAACATCTCCAGCATCTCCTCGCTCATGTCCGGCCCTCCTACTGAGGCAGGCTCCTGCGCCTGCCCTTATCCCTGATGATGCTCACGTCTCCATTGACCACGATGACGGTCGCGCCCTGGGCCACGGCCCGGCGCAGTGTAGGGCAGTCAGGAGGCACACCCAGCAGCCCGAGGGGGCTGTCGATCCGCTCGTTGATCTCGTGCGGCTTGTTCAGTTTCTTCTCCATGTGTGTGCTCTCCTTTCATTTGTTTTTGTCCCCTTGGCTCCCCCTCTGGGGGAGCTGTCAGCGCAGCTGACTGAGAGGGTATTATTTTTAAAGCGGAGGAGAGCCGCCTGGCAGCTGATCTCTCCCCCGCGACCACTTGGGCTGATCATAGGATAGCAGATGGACGCTTGTCATTCAATGTTCAAATCTTTTTCAAAGATTGACATTCCTTTTCTTTTTTTGCTCTTTTTCGGTCAGCCCTGAAATAAGGAGGAATTGTATGCCCCAGACCGAAAAGCGGAAAGAACTCACGCGCCAAATTGTGATCCGAATTAAAGAAATCATTGCCGATCTCCCCGATGCCGAAGTCATACGCCGCATGACTGCAGGCGGGGAGCAAACCTCTCTTTCCACCGTCCGGCGAATTAAGGCCGAGGGCAGTGAGGATACCGGCTTCAACTACGATTTGACCATCCGGCCCTTTGCGCGGGTATTCCTCGGCTTGGGCGACTCTCCTGTGGATGTCGAGTCCCTGGCTTCTGAAGAAGCCAAAGACCGGGCGACACTGGAAAACATTATCTCCAACAAAAACCTTGAGCTTGATTCCCTGAAGAAACAGTATGCCATGCTGGAGGATACCCTAACCCGAGAACGCGAAAAGACCCGGCTTGAGCTTGACCACCTGACCGGGCAGATCCGAGGACAACGCCAGCAGATGCTGGTCAAGGATGATCAGCTCAAGGACCGCGACCGTTATCTCGGCGAGCGCCGGGATTTCATTCATCGCCTTGAGGCCGAAAAAAAGGAACTGAAGGCCGAGCACGCCGCCGAGATCAAGCGCCTGCGCCGGATCATCACCATTCTGGCCCTCGTCACTGCCTTGCTTGCCGCTGTCATTATCTCCGCGCTGATAATCGACAAGGCCAATAGCGGTATCGGTTTCTTCTGGCTTGAGGAGGCCGCCGCCCACATCTTCGGCAGCGCCACCACCGGCGAGAGCGCCGTCGCCATTGCCCCTCTTCTCGGCCATGAAATGTAAGTATTGCAAGCGCGACATCCCGGAGGAGTCCATCTTTTGCCTCCACTGCGGCAAGAGCCAGCTCCAGACCCGCCGCGAAAAGCAGCGGGAGATCTCCGTACCTAAGCCCACTCAGCTGGCCGACGGCCGCTGGCGCATCCGGCTCATGATAGACGGCCAGCGCCTCATGGTCTATGGCGCCACCCCCAGAGAGGCCGAGGCCGCCGCCCGCGCCACCCGCGCCGGAATTATTGAGGCAAAGGCCGCGCCGAAAAACACCCAGACCCTCGCCGCCCTCATCTCCGACTATATAGACAGCACCTCCGCCATCCTCAGCCCGGCCACTCTCCGCGGCTATCGTATTATCGAGCGCAACAGATTTTCGGCTTACATGCAAAAGCCTGTCGGCGCCATAGACTGGCAGCGTATGCTCAACGATGAGGCCCGGGGCGGAGCCGCGCCCAAAACCGTCCTCAACGCCTGGGGCCTCGTCACCGCTGCCCTCCGGCACGCCGGTCTTGAGCGCCCTAACGTCAAGCGCCCTCAGCTGCCCGGCTCCGATGAGGATTTCTTGGATTATCTGGAGCTCAAAAAATTCCTCGCCGCCGTGGAGGGCGAGCCGGTGGAGCTTGCCGCCCTCCTGGCCCTCCACTCTCTCCGCACCTCCGAGCTGCTGGATCTGGACGTGTCGCAGATAAGCCCCTCCGGCATCCGCGTCGCCGGCGCCACCGTGCCGGATGAAAACAACAAATATGTGCATAAAGCCACCAACAAAAATGACACCTCCCGCCGGGAGATCCCCATCCTCATCCCGCGCCTGCTGGAGATCCTGCCGGAGAGCGGCAAAGCCGTCACCCTCCATCCCTCCGGCATCCGCCGCGGCCTTGAACGCGCCTGCCAAAAAGCCGGTGTCACCGTCATCTCCGCCCACGACCTCCGCCGCACCTTTGTCTCCCTGGCCTTTCATCTTAAATGGGACGCCGAGACCACCCGCCAGCTCGGCGGCTGGAAAAACCTCGACGTCGTCAATAAGATCTACCGCAAACTCGCCGACGCCGACAAAAACAAGGACGTCAAAAAGATGCGCAAATACTACACCTGATTACCACCAGATTACCACCGTTTTTAAAATCTCTTGGTTTATCAATGCTTTTAGCTCCCACAACGAGGGTTCAAATCCCTCCTTCTGCGCCAAAAGGACAAAACCCCGCAACAGTTGATGTTGCGGGGTTTTGCTTGATTTATCAATGCTTTTCGGTTTTCTCGCGCCTTGCGCTTTTGCGTTTTCCCGTCATTTTTGGCGGGCTTGCGCAAAGACTTGCGGTGCAAAATTGCCACGAGTTTGCCACGGGCTACCTCACCACATAAGCATAGTAGGCCGCTTCCTTGTTCTCCACGGCGTCCTTGTCGTGGATCCATGCGGCGATGGCGCTGTCGAGGTAGTAGTCGGGCTTGTCGAGCCCGTACTTGCGATTGACAGCAACTCGGTCGGAGTAGTCCGCGTTCATGGCCACCCAGACTCTGACGGGATCTACATTGTTGACGCCGCGCTGCTGCATGAGCTGCTGCACCTGCTCAAGGCTCCAGTGAGGGCCGGTGGTGCCGTCCTCGTTTTTGAGGCTGCGCATCCATTCTTCTGCGCGTTCCCGGGTCAGGGGTGGGACCATCCCGGCCTCGCCGTGGCCGCGCATCATCTCGGAGTGCCGGTGCTCCATCTCGTCCCCGTGGTCAGGGCCGCGATACTGAGCCCTGCCGCCGTCCATGACGCCAAAGCCATAGATCCGGCGCATGCCGTCCTCGTTGCGCTCGTCGCGATACTGAGCAGAGGGAGTGTAGTCAGGCCGGTAGCCCCTGCCGTCATCCATGGCCATCATGGGCCTGTTGCGGGCCTCGGTGATGGTCCACTTGCGGCGGTACTCCTCCTCATCGTTGCTCATATAGGGCGGGATGTAGTCCCCCATGCGGGGAGACTCGTAGGCGGAGCGCACGGGAGCAAAACGCCCGTTGTCGTAGTGCTCGCGGCCGTCACGGTCGCGGAAGCGGCTCTCCATGGGCTCATATCCGCGCTCACGGCGGCGGTCATCGCCGCCCTCCATCATGCGCATCATCATCACCTTATTCATCCGCCGTCACCTCCTGCAGGCGCGGCGGCGTCATTGAGCGCCGCCAAAACAGGCACACCGGGATCGTCCAGACACTTGAGCAGCACAATGCTGCCGGCGGTAGCAGTTGTCGCGACGCGGAAAGGGTAACGGCAGCGTGTGCGCAGCTGCTGCACCACCATCTGAGTGCCGCAGCGAGTCAGCACCGGAAACTGCACCGTGCCGGTGCCAACGACAACGGCAACAGGCGTATTGATAGGCACGCCGTCCGGCAGCGCAGTGCCGAGGACAAAACAATACTTGCAGCCGTTGGCATATCTGACGTCCGCCGGCAGTGTGAGCACAAGCACGCCATCGGTCAAGGTTGCTGCAGTCGCAACGACTTTATTGGCGCACTCCATGCAGGATCTGTTACATGCCATAAAATCTCTCCTTTCTCAGGGGCCGGAGGCCCGGCCCCGAAATCATCTGACCTCAGCAGCCGCAGCCACAGCCGCAGTTGCCGCCGTAGCCGCTGCCGCCCCAGCCGTAAGACGCGGCCCAGGGATTGCAGGTGGCATAGGCAGGCACGGGCGCGGGGCGCAGAGTGTTGATCAGGTAGGTGCCGAGGCCCTGCAGGGCGCTGTCGCGGTCGCAGGCGTTGAGCTTGCGCTCCAGCTCCGCGATGTAGCGGGCATTGTCCGCGGCCTCCATCCGGGCGAAGCCGTCGCGGATGGTGTCGTTGAGGGCCCTAAAGTTGCAGTTGTTGTTGTCGGCCAGGTCGCGGCCCATGTCCTTGATGCTGTGGCCCAGGTTGCAAAGGCCGGTGGCCATGTCGTACCTCACGCCATCGATGGCCCGCTGCGTGGTGCAGCAGCAGTCGCTGATCTGGTGGCCGAGCGCGTTGAAGCCGCTCTGAGTCTGGTAGCCCAGATTGCAGACTGCGTTGTCAACGCCGTGGAAGCCGTTGGTGATGGCGTTGTTGAGGGCGTAGGTGCTGTCGCAGATGCCCTGCTGCACGCCTCTGACGGCCCCGTCGATGTTTTGCAGGGCAAAGCCGTCATAGAGCTCGGCCCGGGTCAGAGCGCCGTTGGCAAAACCGCCGCCACCGAAACCGCCCCAGCCTCCGCCGAAGCCCAGCATGGCCAAAAACAGCAAAGGCCACCAGTCGTTCATGCCGCCCCAGCCGCCGCCGTTGTTGCACCGGCCTTCGTTCTGGCCGATGGCGTATCCGGTGGCGAAATCGTTGTTAGAGTCACCCATAAAATTAGCTCCTTTCAGTTTTTTTAAGATTTGATTTATCCACATCGGCCGCGCGCTGCCGTTGTGAGCGTCCGGGTGGAGTTTTAATCAAGACCTCCGAAAAACTGAAAAGAGCTTTGCTCTCGTATTTAATTATCTCAGACCTATCCGGTGGAAAGCGTCCTCCGGAGTCAGACCCATCTGCCGCAGCATATTCCGCGTCACCGTCTCGACGCTGCCGCCTGACAGGATCTCGGATGCCATCCTGGCCCGGGGGTCTCCCCGCTCCAGCGCGGCCTCGTAGTCCATCAATACAGGATGTTTGCCGGATGTGCCCGAGGCGGGAACATTGTTACTCGTCGCCCTCTGCCCGGGCCTTACGAGACTGTTTGCCACTCGTGATCGCTCCTCTCAAGTCGTTGATGTCCGCCCGGAGGGCCTCCAGCTCCTCCCTCGTGGCGTAGCTCACCGCCGGGGCCGTGCCGCCCTCCGGCAGCCGCTCAAAGCAGCAAGCCTGCACGGTGGCGTAGCCCGCCGCGTCGGCGGCCTTGTAGTAAAAAATGTCCTGGTTGGCGTCCAAAAGGATAACATCCTCATTGGGGCCCAGCGGATAAGCGTCAGCACCGGGCCTGCCGTTGACGCGGGGCACCGACTGGGGAGCGCCATACATGGGCCGCGGCATCATCTGCCGGGGCTGCGGCTGCAGCATAGGCTGCTGCATGCTCATCTGCATGCCCATCTGGGGCTGTGTGTAGTAGGTGGGATAAGCCATACAATCACCTCTTTCTGGGCATAATTATAACGCCCCCGGCATTTTGCCGGGGGGCGTCTGTGAGATATTTATGAGGTGTAAAGGGGGCAATTTAATTCTTGATGTCGGCCATCCAGCCCTCAGTCTTATCCTCCTCCGCGATCTGAGCGCGGACGGAGGCGTCCCGGCCTTCGTCGGTGTCGGGGTAGAGCTCCGTGTCGCCGCACTCTTCGCTCAATCGTTGCCGCCGCAGTTGGCCTCGTAGATGTAGTCCATGGCCTCGGAGCGGACAAGCCGGAGTGCGGCCTCAAGCACATCGAGGAGCTCCTCCTCAGAGAGACCGAGGGCAGCAGCGGTGGAGGGCAGATCCTCGTCCTCCCAGATGGGTCTCTCGTCCATCTGGTTGTCATCGAGGCGGTACAGCCTCCCCCTGTACAGGAGGTCGTACCAGACCCTGCGGCCGAAGTCGCCGCAGGAGTCATCGTTGACCTCAATGGTGAGGTGCCCATGGTGGTACAGCACCACCACGCCGGAGGGTTGGAAGTAGCTGCCTCCGTTGTTGCAGCGCTCAGGGTCATAAGCCGGTGCGCTGGCGGTTACGGTTAAGAGGTTCATGACTTCTCCTTTCTTCTTAATGCCCGGATCTTGAGGGCGTTGGTGGTGGGGTATTCCGCGTTATACATCCCCTTGCTGTAGGGGACGCGCTGCCGGACGGATTTCTCGCTCTTGTCCAGGCGAGCGGCGATCTCTGGGACTGTCAATCCCTGAGCATATAACCGCGCCTCCTCGGTGTTGTACAGACCCGCGGTCACAAGGATCTGAGTCACTTTGTTGTGGCTGATCTTGAGTCTGCGGGAGATCTCCGCGAGAGAGCAGCCTTGCTCTCTCAGGCGGATGACTGCGGTGATAGTAGCATCCATCTTACATCTTGTGGCCGGTCAGGTTGATGTGCTGCCATTTCGTCCCGGGGACGCGCAGGCGAGGCTCACTGTCAGGTGTGGAGTCGAGCAACTCGTCAAGCCAGTAGGGCCTGCCCTCAATCTCGACGCAGGGGACATCGTAAGTGTTGAGATAGGGGTGGAGACTCTCCGGTATCTCAACCTCCCACACATCGTGGATGACCTCGCGGTCAAGGCGAGTGGAAAACTTTGCGCGTCCCTCGTGAGCGAGGACGCCGTAGTAGGCGTAAAGTTTAACTGTCATTTTTATCCTCCTTGTTAATCAATGGGGCGGGCAACGAGATACCCGCCGTTGTACGCAACAAAGTACCAGTGATTGTCATAGGCATCGGACGGGTAATCGGAGTCCAACTCAACAGTAACAGGCGCGGCGGCGGAAAAGGTCAGGACATGATGGCCGCCGGTGCCATTGTCGATGATGTAGTCCATGGCCTCCTCAAAGCTGAGGTATGCAGGGGCGGAGCCTCTGTACACTACCAGGTCCATGGTTTTGCGCTCAGCAGCGGTCAAATACCGCCAGGACTCATCTGCGGCAAGGACGGCCTCCGCCTCGGTGTCGTAGGCACCGCCGAAGAGGTCGCAGCCGAGATCTCTGCCCGTGGCCTCGCGCTCGTAGTACCACACGAGCTGTCGGGTTGCCTCGTAGGGGATCTCGCCCTTGGCGGTCACGAGCACCGCGTTGTCCTTGTCGATGACGCAGAACTCGCCCAGGCCCTGAGCGAGAATCTGCTCAACGATGCTGCCCTTGCTGTGGTCAATGTCGCCGTAGCCCAGCATGGCGGTTATATTAAATATGCGGTAGGTGGGGTTTTTGTTTACGGGCTCGTAGCCCTTGTAGCCGAACGGGCTGGATTTAATCATGTTGCTCTCCCTTCTTAATATCGGCCCGGATCAGAGCTTTGATATAGCCCTGCTTATTGGGCAGCTTATCGAGATGCTCCAAAATGTCTGCGTCGTGAAGCTTGTTGAATTGCAATGCTACACGCTGCGTTTTTTCTTTTTGATACTCATACACGTATTTTGCCTGATTAAACTCGCTCATTTCCGCCGCTCCTTGATCTGGATCACAAGCAGCACGGCAAGAACAACCGCCAAAGCCACGCTGAGAATCAGCTCCATGATGTTCAGTATCTGCATTCTTGTTGACAAAGCAGGCAGCTTCTATTATGATGGGAGTGCGGGATTGGGGCCCGCACTCCCAAGCTCCTATCTAAGGAGCTCGGTAATAGCTTTAATGATCTGGACAATGTAGTAGATTATCGAGAGAATTAAAGCAATGATTGAAAGCCTGTCCTTAGGGGTGGGCTTTTTCTCATGCTGTCCTGCCATCGTCTTTCTCCTTTCATTTATTTCCCATCTCTGGGATGGTTATAATATATCACATTCTGCTCAGAATGTCAATAGTAAAATTAAAATAAATGCAAAAAATCCCGCCAATTTGGCGGGATTTTCTTGTTTACTGAGGCCAGGACATGCGCCGGGCTGTTGAGCATATCGTGCGAGTGCCGGCGGCAACGTGGTCGCCAATGGTAGACCTGTCGTAGCCGACCTCCACGCCGATGTCCATCATGGTACGGTGCTCAAGATACCGCATTTTAAGGATTGCCGCATCAACAGGGCTTATGGGCGCCTCGTCGATGACGTGTCCGATCTGGCTGCGGTTGAGCTCTGCCAGCTCCGGCGGCAGCTTGACTCTTGCCCGGGCGTACTCCATGCTTTACTCCTCCAGCTGATCCTGTCCGATCACGACCTCCACCGGTGCGCCTGCTTCGGCGGCATCGGTCAGGCCTTCGGCCAGCAGATAGCCCAGCACGGAAGCGCCGGACATGATGAGGCCGGAGACGGTCTCGGCGGTCTCAGCGTCGCCGCCCAGAGCCACGTACAGCCCGGCCACAAAACCGGCCAGAGCTACCCACAGCTTGCGGGAGGTGAGTTTGCGGATAATAGCTTCTTTGTCCATGCTTTTTCTCCTTTCTATTCGTGGGGCTTGTGAAAGCCCTCAAGATCTTCGATGCGGTGGTTGGCCACCTTGATCTGCTCGTCAAGCACCTCCGAGTGCTTTTCCAGCTCATAGGTGCGCTCGATGACCTGGTTGTGCTTGTTGACCTTGGCCTCCAGCTGCTCCAGCCGGTAGGCGATCAGGGCGCTGGACTTGCGGTTGGCAAGATAAGCGCCGCAGATGGTGCCGGCGAAACTTATGACGGCCACGATGACGGTGTCGCTCATGCCGCGCCCTCCACAAGCTTGGCCCAGGTCAGGGGGCCGCAGATGCCGTCGTCTTTGAGGCCGTGCCGCCGCTGGAAAGCTCTCAGCTGCGCGCCGGTGCCGGCGTCAAAGGTGCCGGTGATCCCGGCGGGGTAGCCCCGGGCGATGAGCAGCCCCTGCAGGGCCACCACGTCCACGCCGTACATGCCCACGCTCAGCGTCCGGGGCGGCCAGAAGTCTGACTCCGGCTCTGCCTCCGGCGCGCCCGCCTCGGGCACAGGCTCAGCCTCCAGCCCGGCCAGTCTCATAAACCACTCGTTGGCATACTGCGCCCGTTTTTCTACGTTGTTCACCGCCGGGCGCTCATACTCAAGGCAGATGCGCTTTGCCGCCTCGTAGACTCCGGTGGCGGTCTGCAGATAAGCCCAGAGCGCGGGATGATCCTCCCGCAGCTCCTTGAGGCAAAACTCCACCTGCATGGCCTCGTCGTCCAGCGGACGGCCAGTCTCCCGGGCATAGGCCAGCAGCTCGCGCTTGCGCGTCCAGTAAGTCCACTGGCAGAGGCCGAAGCCCCGGCTGTCCCGGACAAAGTCCACCGCGCCGCTCTCCACGGCGGTGAGGTAGTCCTCGTCGCTGTAGCCCATGCCGTCCTGCACGTTGCCGGCTCTCAGGCCGCTCTCGGCCTGCATATTGCCCAGCATACCGCAGGCCGCGGCCCGGCTCATGCCGCCCTCCACAAGGGCAAGATAAATGCTCTGCTCACTCATCAAGGCTCCTCCTCCGTCAGCAGTCCGCTGTAGGTCTTGTCATCGTCATCATCTCGCACTCTGCACCCACCTCCATCCGCGAGGGTAGTCCGCCGGGCTCCAGACGTTGTCCTTAATCTCGCTGGCATAAATGTCCGCGCCCCAGCTGCAAACCTCGTCGATGCCGTAGGGGGAGGTGCTCAGCGCGACAAAAGGACGGGCGTGGGCCGGATCCTTGCTCCACACAAAGCCCCACTGGGCCGGGAGCATCTCCGGCTCCTGCGGACGCTCATCCGAGTCATAGGACTGCAGCAGCTTGACCACCCGACCGGAGGAGCTCATGCAGACAAAGCCGGCCTTGCGCTCCATCATGTTTTTCGCGGCCCTGGCGGCGGCGAACATGGGGATGCGCGCCGCCTCGTCGTTGAGCTCCGTGCCGCTGAGCGTGCCGGATATCTCCTGCAGCTCCAGCGCGTCGGCCTTGCCCTGGGCCTCCATCACGGCGTTGATATTGTCCATCGTCATATGCCGTCCACCCCCTTGCGGTAAGCGCTCTGAGCCTCGCTCAGGACGCGCTCATACTCTGCCTGCGCCGCGTTGAGCAGGTCCGGGGCTTTCCAGGGCGGGCACTGGGGCCCGGTGACGGCGTAGCCCATGGGATTGAGCCAAACCTCCCCTGCGGGGATGCAGCGGTGCCCCTCGATGTAGGTGGCACATTTGCCGTCAAAAAACTCGGTTTCCACCGGCCTGAGCCCCTCACCGGGCTCCATGTGGCACTTATAGTCGTTATCAATGTAGATGATCATGGCGGCCTCCTTATAGCAGCTCCCAGCTTGTAAAGCTGTAGCGGTGGCTCTCGGTGGTGGGCTCGTAGGCGATAAAGCCAACATAGCGCTCGCCGTCAATGGCGCTGATGTCCAGGTCTATCTGCCCTCCGGCGGAGCTGATGGGGATCTTGTTAAGGGCGTTGTTTGTTCCCGCGGCCCAGCTGGGCGTGTCCGTCACCACCAGATAGCCCGGGCCGCTGAGTATGTCGGCCTGCACCCGCAGGAGACTGTAGCCCGTCAGATCCTGCTTGTTGACGGGGCCCATCCACCACTGGCCGTTGCGGGCCTGTGCCTCGGGCGTATTGGCAAAAACCAGCTTGCCGCCCTCAATGCTGGCGGTGGGCGCGCCGTCGCCGAAGGCCGTCCAGCCGCCGGTGACGCTGGCGTTGTCCGCGCCCTCGCCGAAAAGCGTGAGGCCGTTGACGATGTCGACCCACGCCCCGCCCTGATAGATCTTGCCGGGGGTCAGACCCCACGCGCCCTCGACATACTGCCAGAGGCGGCTCAGTTTGGCCCAGACACCGTTGCGGCTCAGGGCGTTGATCTCCGGCCCGGTGACCGCCGCCTCGATCCAGACCTGCCCCTCCGCGCTGCCGCGGATGTAGTCGCTGGCGATGTTGCCCAGCTCCAACTGCGGCGCGAAATCCTGCGCCACCGTGGTGCCGGCGGACACCTGAGCAAAGGCGCGGGCTCGGGCTCGGTAGTCCAGCGTCACCCGGTTGGGAGCTGCCCCGCAGGTGAGATATTTGGTTGTTGCCCAGTTGTCGTAACTGTAGGCCAGCTGCAGAGCATAGGTGGCGGCGCTGCCGCCGGTAGAGCCGGAGAGGGTGTATTCGCCCGGCTCCAGCAGCATCTCGCCGTTGTCCGCCCCCTCCCGGCTGAGCCAGTAGTAGCTTGTGGCGGTGGCCGTGCCCACGGCCCGGAGACGGCCGTTGACGCTGGCCGTCCACTCAATGCCGTTGGAGGTGTAAGCCTCGCCGGAGTAGTAAGGGGAGCATATGAGGTTGCGGGTGCCGCTGCGGCGTCTCGGGGCGGTGGCGCTGATGTCCCAGCTGGTCACGGGCTGCCCCTGAGTCAGCCAGATGGTGCCCTCGCTGCGGCCCGGCTCTGTGGCGGCAGACCTTACCTGCAGGGCGCTGCCGCCGCCTCCGCTGAGCGCAAATATCATGCGATCACCTCCACATCTCCCGTCACCACCCAGGAGTCACCCAGGCTGGTGCTGCCCGCCACGCGCTTGAGCGCCACGGTCTGATAGCGGCCCTTGAGGCGCAGGGGCTTGCTTATGGGACCGGTTTGTCCAAAGACGCACACGCGCACGCCGGAGGGGACGATAGTGATGCTGTTGGCATTGTACCAACAGACTGCCACCTCGTCCTGTCCGCCCATGGCCTGCGACACGCTCTGCGTCAGCGTGATGGAGACATCTCCCGCGTAGTTAACAAATAAAAACCGGCCCAGATCCTCGGCCTCGATGTTGTCCTCCGGCGAGGTGATGTATCGACCCGGGGAGTAGAGGGCATTGCGGGCCAGCTTATTGCGGTTGACGCTGCCGTCCGCCAGCATAGCGGTGGACACGTGAGCCGAGGGGATCACCAGCTCAGTCTGCACCGGCAGCCAGACGCTGCCGCTGCCGGTGATGGCGGCACAGACCCAGATCTGCCGGTTGACGCCACCTGCGGTGGCAAGATAGATCTGCCCCACATAGGCCGCCGCCACCGAGGCATTGGGCGCGGCGCTGCCCTGCAGCACGAGATCCTCCCAGGCAGTGTTGTAGTCCTCAGAGCTCAGCTTAAAGAGGGCCTGCCCGGCCGCGCCGTAGGGCGGCACGCCCACGCCGGGCGTCCCGGACACCGGGCCCAGACTGATCCACTTGAGCTGCCCGGTCGTGCCGTCGTTGCCCCAGACATAGATGTCGTAGGGAGCGGCGCTGCCGATGGCGTAGGCGTCTCCGATCTGGGGGTTGGGATGCACCAGAGGCAGCATGGCCGCCGATGGGGCGGTACCCTGCACCCGGATGCCCGCGGATGTGCCCGCGCCCACCGGCGTCCACAGATAGCCGCCGGAGCCCGCGCCTACGCAGACCCATTCAAAAGGCGCCGCCGTGGCGGCGATGTCATAATAATGCTGCCCCACGCTGGCGGCCGTGCCCGAGTTGGGCGCGCCGTTGCCCCGGAGCAAAGGCCAGCCGTAGTCCGTGCCCACCTGAGCGCTCCGGGCCTCGCCCCGGCCGCTGGAGTAGACAAGGCCCGCCGCCTCCCGGGCGGTATTGGCCCAGCGCATGGAGCGCGCCGCCTCATCCGCGGTGATGCCGATGGGATAAGCCTCGTTATTGGCCATACAAATCACCTCTTAATACAGGATTATGATGCCGCCGATGGCGCCTCTGCCGCCGCGGCTGCCCTTGCCGCCCCGACCTATAAGGCCCACCGGGGCGCTTCCGCCGTAAAAGCCGGACGCGCCGGGAGCGCCGCCGCCACCGCCGCCGTTGCCGCCGTTGCCGCCGCAGCCGATGACCGTAGCTTCGGTGCCGGGCAGGGAGGCGGTGGCTCCGGTACCGCCGTGGCCGCCGATGACCGCGCCCCACTCTACATAGCCGTCCATGCCCTCGCCGCCGTCGGTGCCTACCGCCGCGCCGCCTCCGCCGGAGCCAAAAGCCCAGCCGGAGTAGCCGTCCTGGTTGGCGTAGATGGTGCGGCCGCCCGGGCCGCCCTTGTAGAGCTTGCCCAGATGCTCCACGTCGCCGCCGGCGTCGCCGTATTTGGCAAGATCCTCGTTGGTGGGCGTTGAGGCGTCGCTAAAGGCTGCCATGCCGCCCTTGGCTCCGGGGACGCCGGGCTTGCCCGGCCGGGCGTAAAATCTGCCGTTGATGGGATCCAGCACGCCGCCGGGCATCACCGCGCCGTCGGCGGAAGAGTAGCCCCCTAAGGTGGTGGGAGTGCCCACGCTGCCGGCCTTGTCGCTCTCGCCGCCCACGCCACCGATGCCGCAGCTGTAGGCGATGGTATCCAGCAGCCGCACATCCAGCTCCACGATCAGCACCTTGCCGCCCTCGCCGCCCTCGCCGGGCAGACCGCCCTCTCCGGGCTCCTGGGGCCGTTGGGCGGAATCCAAGCCGCTGTAGCCGCCCAACAGCCCCAGGAGCCCGG